GTTTTCAGAAGTCGTGAGTCGAGTGACCCCTGAGCACTCGGCGCGGAGTCCGCGGGGGCTTCCAAGGAAGCCCCCTGCGGAGGTGAACCAGAACCCTTGGCGGGGTTTGGCTCAGCGGCACCCTTGGTTAAAGGTGCGTTCGCTTCCGCGGGACGTGGTCGCGCGGGACCTTGCGTCAGCGTGGACAACGGCATTCTTGGATGCAGTTGCCCTCGCCTTTGGCAAGTCCTGGCTTCACGTCGATGGCGCAGAGCACCCGGACCCGACTGTCCTCCTGGCCAGGGAGGGCATTCGGAGCCTCGTCCGGTGGGTGGTCAGGCTACACCGCGGGCAGATGCCCGGGGCAGGCCTGGCGGCCCTGAAGACGATAAAGGAGCTCTGCGCTTGGTGGCGTCGCGTGGCACTGCAAGACACCCTAGTGGGCGTTGAGCGGCCAGCGATGCTACCGGGCCTTGACTCGGTTTTCAAGGGGTGTATGTCCCTTCGGGGGTATACAGACCTTGGGAGGCGGCGGATTCTGTTCCAGCTCTCGCGGGCGCGCAGAGCCGGTCCGCTGCCGCTGAAGTGTCAGCATGAGGCTTCTGAGAAGCAACACAGAGAGGATCTGACGAGACCCTTCCGTTGTGCTGCTTCGTTGAGGAAGTCTCTCCGTCGGTACACCGCGAGGTGGGCCCACGGGCGCTTCAGAAACCGTTCCTTTTCCTTTCCCTCGTCGACATCGGCGTGCTTCGGCGTGTCGGTGAAGAACGGGGGGCTGAATAGGGATATCAGGGATGCAGTAAAGTCCCTGAAGTCAAGGCTATTGACCTCACAGTTAGCTTCGGACCTACTCCGGGTCTGTGAAGGGCTCCCGGAACAACCGTTCCAGGAGGCCGATGTACAGACCTGGTTCGGGTCTGCTGCTCCTCGTGGGGCGGATGGGAGGGTCGTCCTGGCCCCGGTGGGCGAACGGCTGTTTGACCTGGATTACATGATCCATGGCCAAGCGGTTGACGCTCTCCGGACCCTGTACTATGGCTACGCGGCCATGGCACTCAGGATGGACTCTCTCATCCGCAGGTGGAAGAGGGATGGTGACCTGCCATTAGCGCGGCAGTCCACCGTCGTTGAGCGGGGGATGAAGACCCGTGTAGTGACACCCGTCACGGGGTGCGTGATCTACATGGGCAACGTCCTCAACTCCCTCCTCCTGAATGCGTTAGATACTGACCCTCGGTCCTTGAAGTCGACGGCCGGCCCGGCCGAAGATTGCGTGGACCGCATGCTTGCCGTGCGGATGGAAGTCATCCGCTCGGTGGACATGAGTCGGGCGACGGATCTAATGCCCCACGACCTTACTCGAGCCATTGCTGAAGGCCTGAACGAAGAAATGGGTTTGTCACCATTCC